GATGCCGTGGGGGGGGGGTCAGGCGACCCGGGGTCGGGCTTGGATAGCGAGGATGTCCAGAACTTTTGTCGAGTTGCTGTTGATCCAGTAGGGGACCTCCGATACCAAGGTCAGGCCATTGTTTGCCATAGCAGCAACCAACAAAGCCGCATTCCATGGAGTAGCGCGACGGAGCGCCATGGAGATGGTGCCAGAAGCGCGGCCAGTGGAGTCGGAGTACAGCACCCCATAAGCCAGCTGCTTGATGTCGAAATCTGATGTTGCCTGCTCCAGGTTCCGTAACTGCTGCTCAGCGCCACCAGGCTGCTGCCGCTTGTTGCGGAAGGGAGCGGGAATGGAGGCTAAAACCGAAGTGGCGGTTTTCATTTTTAAAGCCGGCGACGGGGCCGGGTGAGGGCGTCGGGGATCTCTCCCCTGTGCAAATACAGTAGCAGGTCCGTCACGATCTGACGCAGCAAGCCAGGGCCAGTTCACGGATTGTTGCGATTGGCCCTGGCCTTAGCCCGCGCCCTGGTGTCGCGCACCCGTTGAGCCTTGGCGAGCCTGCCTAGCGGGTCGCATTTCTCCCAGCAGCTCCAGCAGTACAGGCCATGGGCTCCGGTGTGGACCCTGCTGCAGCCAGGGCCGCTGCATTGCACCTGCTTGACCGGTGGCAGCCGGCCGGCCTTGCGCTCGCGGCGGCGGCGCTCGCGTGCGGCGCCGGTGGGGTCAGGCATCAGCCTCCTCCCTCCGGCAGCAGCCGCACCAGGGCCCACCATTGCCGGGAGCACTGGGCCTCCCAGCAAATCTGACAGACGGTGCCTTCGGTGGCAGAAGGCCAGCGTTCGGCAGGACTGGGGATTGGCTCGGAACAGTCGGAGCAGGAGGGGATGGCGGTGGGGTCAGTTGGCATTGGCCAGTTTGGCAAGCAGGTCCGAAAGGCTTGTGGCGTACTCGTCACGAAAAGCTACGACTTGAGTATGTAGATCTTGCAGTGTTTCGCATCTAAATGCTTTTTCTGTGACTTGCTTGCCAAGGACTAAGACGCGTACAGAACCGTCCCACTTGGGTCCATTGTGCGTCTTTGGAGGGTAGAACCTACTTTCAAAACTTACTATCGGTCCGTCGAAATCAAGCTTGAAGCCGCAATCAAAGCGCCATACAGGGCACTCTGACTTTTTCGATCCCTTGTTGGCCGCATCTTCCCATTCGCAGCCCGTGGTCCAGTCAACTGGGCAGTCTTTGATGGGGTCACCACCGTTGAGAATGATTTGGTTCATGGCTATTGCTGGGGTAAGGCTGGTTGGGGTGCTGACGATCGGCTTTGGTGGGGTCAGTCATGGGATTGAGCAGCACTACGCCGGTCCTTGATCTGCTGCCAGAGCCGGATGGCAGCTTGCTCAAATTCCCGGTACTCGGCTTTCAGGTTGGTGGCATCGGTCACCATGCGGTACCTGACGACCGCGTCCCGTGCAGCATGGCTGGCGTTGGCGGCGCGGCGATAGGCAGGGCTCCAGCCCTCGCGGCTTCGGATGCGATCGGCAGCCTCAATCAGAGCAAACTGGGCAGCCTGCAGGGCGTCCAGCAGGTCGGCGGTGGGGTCAGGCATCGCCAATCTCCACCATTGTGGGCCAGTTGGCCATGGTCGGGTCGTAGGCGGCTTCCAGGGCTGGGAACAGCTCAGCACGGGACAGAGTGATGCTGCCGCCTTCGACGGGCCAGGAGTGCTGGCAGTTTGCGGTGCTGGTTCGGATGAGCACGTCGGTGATGGTTGGGATGGGCTGGGTCATGGTGTCAATGGGATGGAATGGATCCGCCAAGCTCACGGCGCCTGGCGGGTTGGGGGTCGGGGCTGGGGGTCGGGCTCACCCCTTGGGCGGAGTGACCCGGTAGCCATGGGCCCTCAGGAGAGCCACGGCAGCGGCCAGTTCCGCCTCAGTAGCGGCGGCAGGCAGTGCCGGGGCGGATGGCCCCAGCTCATCAGCCAGGCCCCGGTAGAGCCGGGCATCGGCTTGAGCCAGCTCCCGAAGGGTGGCGCGGAGGGTGTCGGTGATGGCGCCCATAGGTGGGAGTGCTGTGGAGATTGGTTGCCCCGGACTGCTGGGGCGGTTCGGCTCGGTTTAACGCCTGTAGCCGGCTGGCGATCGGTGGCGGCTCTCGCCTCCGGTCTCCATAATGTAGCAGGCCCGTCACGACTCAGCACCCCATCCCCCATCCACTTAGCAGTCTGTCACAATCCCACCGTTGGCCAGCTGCTGCAAAGGGTCTGGCCATGGCCGCTACGGTTTCACGTTTTGAAGCGTGTTTTAAAGCATGGTTTTAAAGCATGGTTTTGGGTTATGGTTCTGGGGTCCCACCGCCCATCCCTCATGGCGATTCAACCATTGCCGCCCGTTAGAAAACTTGAACGAATCATTAAGCAGCTCGACATCCTGCGTGAAGTTTGGCCGCGCATCGGCTCCGGGTCTTGTCGCTTTGCGCTGAGCATGGTGGCCAAAGACGTTGTTGATTTAGCCGAAGAACTCCGCGCCAGCAAGGCCCCTACCACTGGCTTTACCCGGCGTGAGAAAACCCTTCTCAAGCTGGCCCTAGGAGGAATCGCGGCCATTGCCCTTGTTTTGGGAGGCGCCCACCTTGGCCGCAATGACTACCCCGCCCCCAACGTTGCGAGGGTTGGGCAATGATGTTTCTCGATTTTTTGTCAATTGTACTTATGGTGCTAATTGTTATTGGTGCTACTGACTTAGCTCTTCGCTTCCTGCGCATGTGGGGCAAATGAAAGGAGAAGCTGACTACCACCGCCGGCTATCTGCCGACATGGCCGAAGCCGAGCACCAGGCACAGATCAACGCGCTTGACGACACAAGCGCCTGGGAGAAATTGTGCAAGATTCGTGATGCGCTGGGGGAAAAAATCAATCAGCCAACACCCCCCAGGAATTTTTACCGGGCTTCATCGTTAAAGCCGGAAACGTCTTACGATGCTGATTACCAAAACGCTTTGCTTAAATCTCATCAGGGGCTGTCGTCCTGATGGCAAACCTGATCCGCCCCCAGCGGGCACGGCAGTACAAGCCGGCAACGCGCAGAACATCATTGACCATTTCGCTGAATGATGTCCAGCTTGCGGATGTTCAAGCCGTAATGCTTGAGCAAACCCTGGGAAAGTCTGGGGCTATTCAGTGGATTGTTGACGATTGGCGCAGGATCAAACAAGGGGAAGCATGAAAATCGCCGACTACCACCGCCACCCAGCGTGGTCCCCAACGGCTCTCAAATGCGCCTTTACCCAAACCATGGCGGTGTTCCATCACCGGTTTGGCCCTGGTGCCGCGCCGTTTGTGCCGTCTGACGACATGAACAAAGGCAGCCTGGTTGACTGCCTCTTGACGCCGCCATTTAACATTGATGGCATGTTTGCGGCTTATGACAACATCACCCGCAACACCAAAGACGGCAAGGCTAACTACAATCAAGCGGTCGAAAAAGGGCTAATTCCTGTCAGCTCAGCATGGTTTACGAATGCCGAAGCGATTGCCCAGGTTCTCAGGGCAGACCCTGACATTGGCCCAATTCTTGACCGGCTAACCGAAGCCTCCAGCCAAGTCCCCCATTTCTGGAACGACGACGCCGGCCGCCCCTGCCGCATGTTGCCCGACGTCATCACGATTGACGGCTGTGTGTACGATCTCAAAAAGACAAGAGACGCCAGGCAGAAAAAGTTCTATTGGCACGCAATGGATCTTGGCTACGATCTACAAATGGCGCATATTCATCTAGGATTCCTGGATAAATATGGCTACCCGCCAGAAGAGATCGGCATTATTGACTACGAATGGGAACCTCCCTACGATCGCAGTCTCTCAATTTTGAACGCCGATGACATTGCCATTGGCCTAGAAAAACGCGAGGAGGCATTCAGGCGGATTGCAGAATGCCAAGCCTCTGGCGTCTGGCCCAGCCACGGGCGGCAATCTTTTCGGCCCGAACGCGCCAGCGTTGAGCCACTGACCATCGACCCCGATTCCATCACCCTCTTCTGACATGACCGATTCAGCACTTGCTACACGCGACAACGACGAACTCAGGGTTTTTTCCCTGGATGGGTTTGAGATAGCTCAGCGGATGGCCAAATCCTTGGCATCTTCTACGTTGGTGCCAAAGATATACCAGGGGCAGGAAGGCCTAGCCAATTGCCTGATTGCATTGGAGCTTGCGGGCAGGATGAAGATTTCTCCGATGGTGGTCATGCAAAACATGGTCCCCATTCATGGCCGCCCGTCCTGGAGTAGTCAGTTTTTGATCGGCACGGTAAACGCTTGCGGCAGGTTTTCGCCGTTGCGCTATATTTTCGACAACGAAGACGAGCCTACTTCCTGCTACTGCGAAGCCAAGGACCTTGCCTCTGGTGAAATCCTAAGGGGTGAAAAAATTACCATTGCCATGGCTAAAGCCCAGGGTTGGTGGAGCCGCAAAGACTCAAAAGGCGCGGAAACCAGCAAGTGGTTCACTATGACCGGCCAAATGCTGCGGTTTCGAGCTGCTTCATGGTGGCAGCGGGTTCACTGCCCAGAGCTATCCCTGGGGCTGCCCACGCAGGAGGAAGCCATCGACGTGGAGGCTGTCACCGTGTCCGAGGTGCCAGCAGCGGCCATTGCCCCAGCAGTCCCCGAGCCCCTGACGCACCGAGCCGAGGAGTCGGCCGAGGCGGCCACCCCAGCAGCAGAGTCCACCCCAGCCCCAGAGCCCCAGCCTGCGGAACCCGAGCCCGAACCCGAACCCACGCCGGCATCATCCCAGCCAGCCCCGATCGACACCCTGGCCACCACCAACGGCCCGGAACCCGCTGAACCGGGCACGGTTGAACGCCTGCCCCAGGGGCGAACCGTTATTGCCGCTGACCCCCAGCCAGAACTTGCGCCTGCCCCCGCAGCTGCTCGCCGGGTCGTGCCCCAAGTCCGCCGGCCGGCCCCTGCTGCGCCCCCAGCTGCAGATGCCCCGATCCCTGGCCTTGACTGATCGCCCCATCTCATCCCATCGAGCCCCCTCATGCAACGCCTAGTCCTCCTGGCCTATATCGCCACCGCGCCCACCCTCAAGCCCGCCCCAAATGGCGGCGAACAGCTCGTTGCCTTCCAGGCAGAGATTGCCCCGTACAAATTCGAAGACGCGCCCATGCCCCTGCTGGTCACTGCCTGGGGCTCTACTGCTGAACGGGTGATGACCGGCGGCATCCAGGCCAACTCCTACGCGAACATCGTCGGCCGTCTCCGGATCCAAAATAGCCAGCCTCCAGAGTTCCAGCTGTCCGAGTTTCATGGGGTCAGCGCCCCCCTCGCGCTCCCCGGCGTCAACGAGGTTTGCCTGGTTGGCCGCGCCGGCAGAGATCCCGAGGTCCGCTACTTCGAGTCCGGCGGCATGGTCGCCAACCTCACCCTGGCAGTAAACCGCCCCAGCCGGGACGATGAGCCCGACTGGTTCGACCTTGCTGTCTGGGGCAAGCAAGCCCAGGTTGCAGCTGACTACGTGCGCAAGGGCTCCTTGCTGGGCATCACCGGATCATTCACCCTGGACTGCTGGACCGATCGCACCACGGGCGCTGAGCGCACCAAGCCCGTCATCCGGGTGGTGCGGCTGGATCTGCTGGGGAGCAGGCGGGACGCTGAGGGCGGAGGAGGCCCGGTCCGCAGTGCTGCGCCGCTGCAGTCATGGGGCGGCATCGATGAGGGCGGCGATGAGATCCCCTTCTGATGATCAAACGCCCTCGATTGAATCACAATCACCCCAAAGGCCCATGACCATTCCAACGCCCCGCGCCGCACTGAAGGCTGAGCCGGAGGGGCCGACGATGGCAGAAGAGGCCCTGGTCGCGCTAGATCGAATTCAGCGTGGCGACACAAGCTCCGGCTCCGATGACTTCGATTTAGTCGCCAACGCATTAGGTCAGTTACGCCGCTGGGACACCCCCGCCACCCCGCCAGCGCCGGAGCCGGGGGAACAACCTGTAAGCCAGCCTTACGAGTTGCCGGAGCCGGGGGAGATGCCGAGCGACGAGCTGATGGGGCAATGGAGGAACGCCGCGCTTGCAGAGTACCGATCCGGCGGCGAACCCACCTGGCGCACGTCGGCCCTGTTGGCCATTACCTGGGCACGCCAGCAGCAAGCCACCGAGCTAGCCGCCCTGCGGGGGCTGCCGGTGGCGTTGAGCGAGTGGGAAGACGCTTTCATGGGTGGCGTCTGTGCGGCGCTGGCAACGGTAACGGCACATGGCGACAGTGTTATTTGGAGAGAGATTGTGCGTTCAGTTGGTGTTGACAATGCCCTGAATTATGCGGCGAATGTAAACCCTGAGGATTGGGAGTTAGCCGGCTTCAGTAACTACGCTCAGCCTGAACTGGGCAAGGACAAGCCACGACCAGCGCCCCAGGCTGGGGAGGGGGAGGCGTGAAACAGGATGCGTGGGTAGTGTTCTGGATCTGCTTTTTTGTTTATCAAATTGTCATTCAACTTTATCCGCACGGAGTTCAACCATGAGCAATCAAGCCCAACAGTCACAAAGTCTTTCAGATCAAGATTTCAAGGATAAATACGTGGCGTGGTTTAAGCAATGTCACGGGCGCAAACCGTACTTTGACATTCCGCCGCATCAAATTGAGTTTGCTCGTTATTTGCTTGGGCAAAGGCAGGTTGACGCTGGGGAGGGGGAGGCGTGACCTCTCTCTGTTTCCAGGCTCGCCCCCGCGACGGGGATGAGTACGTCGGCTACGTGTTTGCCCTGAGCAGAGGCAAGGCACGGGCCCTGGCGATGCAAAGCGAACCCGCATCGGAATGGCCTTACCTGCCGGGAGACTTCACCCTCTGGTCCGTCCGCCGCCGTCCCACCATGGATGGACGGGCCCCGGTTGGTGCCGCCTGGTGGTCGCCGGAGGATGTGCCGCAGGATGTCGGGATCGTGCTGGCTGACTTGTGGATTGATGGATAACCAACCCAACACCTAACACCATGACCCTTTTCCAGATCATCAAAAAACACGCTAAACCGCTATGACTCTCGCTCTCAGCATCCGTCAACCTTGGGCCAGTTTGATCCTGTTGGCTGGTAAAGACATCGAAAACCGCACATGGGAGACCAGGGTGCGGGGGCCGATTCTAATTCATGCGGCTAAAGGTATGACAAAAAGGGAATACATAGAGGCTAGGTCTTTTGCCAGTTTTGCGACTTGCATCCTTGACCCAGTCAGACTTGATGTTCTTGAGCTAGCCCACCTGCCTCGCGGCGGCATCATTGGCAGCGTAAATCTCGTGGATTGCGTTTATCAATCTGATTCGCCATGGTTTCAAGGCCCTTATGGTTTTGCTCTGCGCGACCCAAAGCCGCTGCCATTTGTTCCTGTCAAGGGTCAACTTGGCTTCTTTGATGTGCCGGGGGTGCAGCCATGAACCGCCCCACCCTTCACACCCTCACCACCCTGCTCAACCCCTGGCGGACGATCCGCCGGCTTCAGAAAACCCTCGAAGATCCCCTTCTCGCCGGGATTGAGATCGGCCGCGACGCCGCCGGCTTGACCGCGGGCTTCCGGGGCTCAGGCCCGCAGTTGCTCGCCGGCATGTTCCTGGGCCTCCTGCAGGAGCACCCTGAGGCAGTGAACTACCTGCAGCTGACGTTCGACTCCCCCGAGGGGTTGATCCTGGTCACGGTCCAGCGCCCTGGCGGCGCCAGCCCCCACGGCCTGCGGGCCATGGCGGAGCAGGAGGCCCGGAACTTGCGGGCGGAACTGGACGCCGCCCAGGAGCAACTGGCGACGACCAGGGAGGCGCTGCAACGGTTGCGGCGCTGGGGCGGCTGGCCCCTTGCGGCCCCCAATGGTGCCTGGGATGCTGATGTTGCGCTTGGCGTTGGGGATTGGCTCAAGGCCGGCATGACCGGCCCCCTGCCGCCGCTGCCGGAGCATCTGGCGCAGCGGGAGAAAGCTGAAGCGGGGGAGGGGCTGTGACCAAAGGCCTATTCATCGTCCTCGAAGGCGTCGACGGCTGCGGCAAAACCACCCAGCTACAGGCCCTGTACCGATGGCTGCCCCACAGCGGCCTGATGCCCCCAGGCGCTCAACTCGTGACGACCTGCGAGCCTGGCGGCACGCTCTTAGGCCTGGATCTGCGGGAGTTGCTGCTGCACCGTTCCGCCGCTGCTCAGCCTGTGCCTATGACCGAGCTGCTGCTCTACGCAGCCGACCGCGCCCAGCACGTCGTTCAGGTGATCAGGCCGGCGCTTGATCGCGGTGACTGGGTGCTATGCGATCGGTTCACCGGGTCCACCGCCGCCTATCAGGGCTATGGCAGGGGGCTGGATTTGGAGGCGATCTACGCCCTGGAGTCCATCGCAACCAGCGATATTCCATTCAGTCTCCAGCCTGACCTGACCCTCTGGCTGGATGTGTCCCTCGCCGAGTCCTGCCGCCGCCGTGGCGGCCAACTGGCCGATCGCATCGAGGGGGAGGGGGCGGAGTTCCTGGCCCGCGTGAAGCAAGGGTTCCTGAAGCTGCACGTGCAACGGGATTGGGTCCGCGTCGACGCGGGTCAGCCCGTGGCCGACGTGACAACGACCTGCCGCAACATCATCACAAATTTCATCGAGGCCACCAAATGACCGATCTTCTACGCACCACCCTCGCCCGCCGGGGCACGGTTGCCGCTGACACCCTGCTGGATTGCCTGGCTCTGGTGGTGGTCTTGGGTGCACGCTACCCCGATTCTGTCCGCCCAATCGCGCTAACCGATCGGCTGATCACCCTGAAGGAGCTCCGCCGGGCCCGGTGCTGCTCCAACTGGGAGGCGATCCAGCGCATGGATGCGCTGCAGGTTGCCCAGCTGGTCGATACCACCTACCACTCCGGCCGCAACGCCTGGTGGGAAGTGCATCGCGTGGGGCCGGCATGACGCTGGCCGCCCCCTTCCCTTATTTCGGTGGCAAGCGCCGCGCCGCGCCCCGTATTTGGCAAGCCCTCGGCGATCCCGGCGGCTACGTCGAGCCCTTCGCCGGGTCTGCCGCCGTACTACTGGCCCGCCCTGACTTCACCGGCCGCCGGGTTGAAACCCTAAACGACGCTGACGGGTGGTTGGTCAACACCTGGCGAGCCATCCAGCTCAGCCCCGCCGAGGTGGCCCGTCACGCTTGGGGCCCGGTGGCTGAGATCGACTACCACGCCCGTTTGGCATGGCTGCAGCAGCGCCGCACCCCCGATCTGGTGGCATGGCTTGAGGGCGACGCCGAGGCCCATGACGCCAAGGCCGCCGGCTGGTGGCTATATGTGGTCGCCTGCGGCATCGGTGATCCATTTGGCCCTGGTCCATGGCGGGTGATTGACGGCCACCTTCGCAAGCTGCCGCACCTGGGGGATGCAGGGCGGGGTGTGAATCGCAAGCTGCCGCACCTGGGGGATGCAGGGCGGGGTCCGCTGGAGGCTTACATGGGCCAACTTGCTGATCGCCTGCGCCGCGTGCGGATCACTTGCGGATCGTGGGAGCGGGTCGTAAAACCATCCGTCACCCGCAGCGGCGCCGGTGGCGATGGCGCCCGAGCGGTCTTCCTGGATCCGCCCTACGCCACGTCGGGTGATCTCTATGCCCATGTCGATGCTGACGTTGCCCTGGCCGTGCGCGAATGGTGCATCACCGCCCCCCGTGAACTGCGGGTGATCCTCTGCGGCTATGACGCCGAGCACGATGACCTTCTGGCCCGTGGCTGGTCCGTCACCGAAGGCAAGGCAGGTGGAGGGGCTGGCTACAGCACCAATGGCCTGAATGGTCGCCGCGAGCGGCTGTGGTTGTCGCCGGCTTGTGTTGGCAGTGCTCAACCCGACCTATTCGCGTGACCCTATCCCAATCCCCCCAGCACCTCCCGCGCCCATTGGTGGTGCTCGTCACCTGGGGGCTGCAGCGGCCGAGCATCACGGGCGAGCACCAGCTCCACCTCCAGGCACCGCACACGGCCCAGCAGGGAATCGATCAACACCTTCTGGTCGTAAGCCTGAACAATCAGCCGGTCGGCCAGAATGCTCAGATCGTCGCGGCAAAGGTGGGCAGCAGTCCGCCGATCAAGGGCGCGGCTCAGCTGCGTTTCTAAAGTCAAATCAGGCAACCGCCAACCGTGAGACGCCATGACCGAACCGCAACTGAGAGTTGGGACCGATGCTAGGGGCACCCCCTGCCATGAAGTTGTCATTGATGGCACCCTCCACCAAGACTGCCGCATCGGCCCGCTGCGTGAGTTGATCGACCGGTGGCGGGCCAAGCAACCAACAACCCACCTAATCACCCGCTGGGCACGCCTGCTTCCTATCGAGGGGCTGTGCAACTGCTCCGGCAGGGTTGGGTGCAATCGCTGCATGGGTCCCCCGGATGACGAGATTGACCCCTAACAAATCCAGCTCTCCGGAAATTCCGGACACCTCGACCCGATAGGACCCAGAGCAGGGGCCCCTATCGCTCCTGAAACACCCCCACGTAGACGATGCCCTGCTGAGTCAGCGGCAGCACCTTGTCCCTGAGATCAATGTTGCGGGCACGCACGCATCCCAGGGTTGGATGCAGCCGCTGATTAGGGGCCCAGGCCCCAGGCCAGCCACAGGCTGAGCCGCCACCATGCAGCATGATCCCGGCTCGGACGTTGACGGCTTCCTGCCCCTCCATCTCCACCAGGTCGAACGAATACCAGCCGTAGCTCATCGCAGTGTCTGACCGGGGTGGGTTGCGGTTTTGCTCGTAGTCCCGGTAGATCTGCCCGATCCGATACAGGCCAGGCGGTGTGTCGCTGTTGCGGCGCCGCCAATCCGCCCCGCCAACCCCACGCGCCAGGCATGGGACACGCCAGAGAAAATTGCCGGAATGGTTGTAGGCCTCCATATCCCCGTCGCGGTCATTGACCAGCAGGTAAGAATCCCCAGGCTTGACCGGTGCCGGGATCTTCGGGCCCACCATCCCGGCTTCTTCGCTGCCGCGAGGATCGAGGGGTTGGGAGTAAGCAGCGCCGCTCATGGGGCTCGGTAGCATAGCTCCAACAATCTAGCCCCGCCAAATGCCCACCCTTACCCTCAGCAACCGGGCCCTAAATTCCCTGGCGACTGCTGAAATGCCGCTGACTGGCGTTTTTTATGCTCAGCTGATGCTGCCTAGTTTTACATTTAATCCTGATACGCATGACACGATGGCCGCAATTACAAGCGGCGAGATCACCCCTGCAACCGGGTACCAGGCAGGCGGCAAGGCAATAACGCTAAGTAACACGATGAACACAACAACCGGAATCAATACCCTAACCATTGCCCCGTTTCAATGGAGCGCCGCTATCACGGGTGCCCAAAAAGTTCTGATATATTATCGACCATCAGCAACCCCTTCTCAACAGTTCATTCTAGGATGCAATGATATTGGCAGCCCTCAGGACAGCGTAGGCGGATTGTTCAGGATTGAGCAAATGACAATCGAAACGGCGGCGACGGGCAGCTCTTCTATCACGGTGCCCCACCAAACTATCAATGCAATAATCAACGAGACAATAAACCTCAGCGCTGGGAACTTCTGGGCGATGCTGCTGGGTGCTGGCTACACCCCCAGCCCGTCGCATTCGTTCCGGTCAAGCCTAACCGCATTCGAAGTTACCGGCACTGGCTACACAGCTGGTGGTGTGGCTGCCCCGCTGACGATCACGCGCAATGATGCAGCCGATGAGATCATTGTGAAGGCCGAGCAAATCATTCATCCAGCTCTTACGGCCTCGCCTAGATACGTGGCTTACTACCAAAAGCTGGGGGGAGCTGCGTCTGCTGACCGTGTTTTAATCATTGCTGACTGGACTGTCGTAATTCCAGCGACTGGCGCGGTGTATCCAATCAATTCTAATGAAATCAAAATCAATGGGGTTTACTCCTGATGAATTTCCCAGAATCCTGCTTGCCGATCGGGAGGCCACATACCCTAGGCGATTTCAATATCGCGGCCGAACTCGATCGGCGGTTTCGGTTGAGCCCCACCCTGTCCGGCCAGACCGTGAGCCTGCCCTTGCCGGTGCTCACCGCCGCGCAATGCAATGACCTGAAAGCTCATTTCCGGACCGTGGGGCTGCTGTCCTCCTGGGAGCTGCCGGCCGCTGTGTGGGTGGGGCGTGCGGTCCCCCCGACGCCAGTTCGGTGGCGCTATGCCTCGGCCCCTTCCTGGGACCTGCTGCCTGGGGAGCTGTGGCAGGTGAGCGGGGTTGTGCTGCGAGCGGTGTGAGCTGCTAGAAAATCGGCAGCGGCCCAGATGGAACAACAGGCGGCCGTGCAACTAGGGACACCTGAAAGTCGTTTATATTTCCGATCCAAAGCCTGCCTGTACTGTCATAAGTCCCGATCGCAAGCAGTGTTTGCAAGATACCGTCGGTGTAAGGATTACTAGCGCCTTGCGAAAGATCACCGTTTACCGTAGTTCTTGCTACTCCATTCGCTCTAGTGTGTTGTAAAAATGCCCATTCATCATTAGCGGGCACGTTTTGCGCTCCATCTTGAAAAAATCTATTATGGCCAGACACCGTCACTTTGTTGCTAGCCATGGCGCCCCATAGTGTAAAGGAGTCACGAGGGATGAATAAATTGCTAGCGTTAATGCTATCGTAAAAATAAAACAATCCCCTGTTCAAGGAATAGCTAGGCTTTCTGAACCAAAACCGTATTGTATAGTCCGATTCGCCTATGACATCCCCCAGCGCAGCAGACATCCAGGCACCAGTAGCGCCGCTGAAGAATGCGCTGCCAGCGCCCCACCTTCCTACCGTTGTACTGATTGTGACATTGCCAGGGGTTACTATTGATCTGCCGCTGACATCAGCAAAGCCGCTGTCACTTGTAAGCGGGCAATGCAGGATTACAGAACTATAATCAGGATCATTTAATGGCGTTGTTATAGTATTTGCCCCCGTAGTTTTCAGCAGCAACAGCGTCGATTGCGACGGCGTGCCGGTTTGCATCCCCGCGCCCGTGGTGGTGAGCCGCAGATTCACCGATGCCGAGGGCGTGCCAGCAGGTAGCGCACGGGCCCCCTTGGTTCTCAGTTGGATCCGGACCGATGCCGACGGCGTCGACGCCCTGCGGATCCAGACCCCGATGAACTCAACCGTCAGGGCATAGAACTCGGTCCCTGCCACCGCCCGAATATCGTCCTGCTCGACTGGCCGGGCATAGGTCCAGCGGAATCCTGGAGGGGTTTCTGCTGGCGCCAGGGTGGCTGAGTTAAACCCAAACGACCGGCCCTGCTGAGCCAGCTGGTGGTCTGGCACGCTGCGGGCCTCGGCCTCGGTGAGCCCCAGGAAGGTCATCGACAGAGCGTCACCCGTCGGCACCAGGTCGGCGGTGCTGGTGGTGCTGCTGCCGTCGTAGCCGATCTGCAGGGTGCTGGGCACCGCGCCAGGGGTGATTGAGACGGTGGCGGGGCGGAGGGCGGGGAAGTCGGTCATTAGAAATATCCAGGGCTAAGGGATCGACCCGTCCACTTATAGGACCATGTTGCTATAAAACTGCCGCTTACAAGGTGCTGGTATGCAGTCTTGGAGCCAAGCGAGCCATTGGCGTTTACCTTTTGAACGTATGTAAATTGATCGCTTGAATCACCATGAATGAATGCCGTTTGTCCTGGGCTAATCGCTATATTAATTTGTTCTATATGTATGCCGTAATTAGTCCATGGTTGCGTTCCTATAAAGTCTAAGAGCAAGGTGTATTTTGTGTAATCGGCTGGCGGCTTCGGTGGCACCGGGGGATCTGCCGGACCATCTGGGGTCTCTGGCGGGATGGGGATCTCAGGCGGCTCAACCGGGCCGGTAGGGGGCAAGGGGGCAGGGGGAGCAGCACCACCTCCCCCTCCACCACCGCCTCCACCGCCGGCCCCACTCCCGCCACCACCGCCCACGCTGAAGCCGCCGCCCACATATTCGCCGGGGTTTGGCCGCCGGCCGTAGCGCCCGTAGAACCAGACCTCATCGTCCGTCCAGCTCTCCTCGTCAGGCGCCGGGATCGAGCAATCAGTGGCCCGACTGGGGTCCGCATCGCACGAGGGGGCGCTGTCACCCGTCAAAAGAGTGACACTCTCAACCTGAACCGCCGCCACGTCCAGGGCCACCAAGGATCGCCCCAACTGATCAACCGGGCAGTGCTCCAACTGCAGTGTGAGGATGCCCTCTCGGCCGGTGTTGGCGCTGACAATCCAGTAGAGCTCGATCAGAGGGCTATTTTGCCCGTCCACGTCCTCGCGGTCTAGCTGTAGTTGGATCAGCTCGCCCTCTCCCAGGGTTGAATTCCAGTAGCCAGATTTGATCGCCACCGCTGCGGTGTGCGTGATGTGCCTGCGCTTTGCCTGGCCAAACCGCATCGCCCTGGCCGCGTGCTGCTCGGTTGTGGCGAACTGGCTCAGATCGTGTTCCTCTGTTAGCGCGGAGTCTGGGGTGTCGTCATAGGCCACCGTCGCGGTCCGGGTCATCCTGGACAGTCCGTCAGGCCCCTGCTGGCGCCAGGCCACAACAGCCCGGTAGGGTCGGCTGGCCTCGGCGCTAACCGTTTGCCAGGTGTAGCTCCCGGTGACGACCGCCTCGCCATCAAACACCCACCGTGGCCTCAGCGGCTCGGTGTCGATGGCCCCAGTTGGTGTAACGGGAAGCAGTGGTCGCAGGCCATAGCGACCGCCGATCTTGGTTTCCCGCACCATGAAGTAAGGGCCCACCTTGCCCATCCAGTCGCCGATGCTGGTTGGCTCTGATAGCACCCCATTCCAGTAGAGCCCGTTCGTATCCATAAACCGGGCCGCTGCGGTCAGCGACTCCCGATCAATTCGAACCGGTGCGGTGCGGCCATCGTTGTTCAGTAAGTATAAATAAAGATCAGCTAGGTTGTTGGAGCTGCCGTAAACATTATCCAGCAATCTGACCGATTCAACTCCGTTGCGGATAAAAAGATTGATTTTCCGTTTCCAGTGGCCACGGTCTGGCAGCCCGACGCCATCAGTATCAAAGCCGTTAAAATTTACAGCGCTAAAAGATACAGTCGTTAGATCTTTATGCGTGCCGACCGTGCCGCATTGCGTGGGGGCTTGCACTTTGTTGGCGACTAGATCCGTGCCTGAATAAACGTCAACCAGGAAATTGCCGGGAGTCCAGGTGCCGGCAGTTTTTGGGCCGTAGGACTGGCTGAAACTGCCGACCCGACAGCGGCCCTGGAAAACGCCATTTACAGAGATGCCGCCGAGCTTGCCCTGGGAAACAACCAGCCTCCACTTGACGGCCACCGCATTGGCCACGGGCTGGCCCTCCAGTAATGGAGTGTCAAACCGGCAGGCCGTGGCCTTCGGGCTGACGATCACCCCGCCGATGCCAGCGTCTGATGGGCTGCCGCAGCTATCGCCGATGCGTCGACACCAGACGATGGGGGCCCTTTCTAGCAGGGTCGCTGCCTGCTGGTTGGAATTCCAATCGGACTGGGCCTCGGTTGCGGTGATTGCCGTGGGCCGGGCAGATCCGCCCAGGGCTGCGGGGGCTTTGCCGGCGAAGATCGAAACCCTGCCACGCCCGACACCGCCCTTGCTGCTGCTGCCCGAGAATGCAATCATGTTGAAAAATCCAACACGCAGGGAGCGCCGATCAGTGGCTGCGTGAGAATGATTGGCGGGACGGTCACTGCAACCGGGGGCGGTGAGATGGTGCCCGTGATCGTGATGCCGGTCAGGGGGCCGCTGGCGGTGATGCCGCCCACCAAAACCGAATCAATCCGGCTAAGCCCGCCCAGGACAACCTCGTATTGGGTCACCTCAATCAGCCATTGACCGGCGTTTGCCTGGAGCGCCAGGGCCATGACGGCAGGGGAGTACGCGCAGGCGATCTCAACAGATCCCGACACCAGGCCCGAGTCAAACCCTGGGCAGTTGAACTCCTGGAACTCCCAGGACTGCAGCCCGTCGCCATCGCCAGCATCAAAGGCGGTGAAGGGGGCGTTGTTGAGCCCATCAAGCCGGTGCCACCGCCCCTTTGCATTGCCTGCGGCATCCATCCACTTCAGGGTCTGGGTGTAGATGTGGGGGCCGTAGTCGGGCATCAGGCAACGATCCCCAGGGCTTGGCGGCTCTCATAGGACTGCAGGCGATCCCATAGCCCGTCAACCGCGTCGGCGGCAACGGCCTGGGCGTCCTCAAGCCGGATCCACTGGGAGCCGTCGGACTGTTGGATCACCGGGCCGGTTTGCAGGGTGATCACTGGGGCGAAGGTGGCGCCGCTGGCTGCTCCCCTGGCGCCGCTGGCTGCTCCCCTGGCGCCGCTGGCACCCTGGCGCCCGCCGAGGCCCTCGCCCGCCATCTGCGCACCAGCGAACTGGGGCACCCGCCTCTGGGGCCCGTAGTGATCAATGACCTCTTCCTGGGGGTGGAGCATGGCCATGAATCCGCCTTTGCCATCAAGGCCCCCAGACCGCGGGCCGTTCCCGGTGTAGCCGCCGCCGGCAAACTGGGGCACCTCGACATAGCGGATCATCCCCAGCTGCGGGCCACGCACGGCCGCGCTGACTGAATTGGCAGCGGCGATCAACTGGTTGATCTGACCGATGAAGGCGTTGACGGCCCGCCCAGCCAGGCTCAGGGCGCTATTGATCACCCCCCGCACGGTGTCGACGATTGACTCCCAGGCATCGCTGACGGGTTGCACCAGGCCCACGGCATAGTCCCGCATCGAATCCATGGCCATGTTCCATGTCTGCCCTAGGCGGGCAATCAGGCCATTCCCTGGGCCGATGATCGTGTCAAAAAATGCTGCAAAGTTGGCGCTGATGTTCGGCAGGATGTTGCCGACGTAGCTGCTGATCCCGTCCATCATCAGGTTCCAGCCACCGCCGATCATTGCGATGAACCCGGTCTCAGGGTTGGCGATCAGATCGAACAGACCCCGGAAGGCGTCGGCAATCTGGTCGCGGAAGCTGAAAATCACAACGGCCGTGGCGACGGCAGCCGCGCCGATCAGGACCGGGGCGGAGATGAACCCGGCGACCAGGGCGGCTAGGCCGGTTGCTACCGGCACAATGGCCCCAGCGATGCCGGCCAAAGTGGCGCCAATGCCAAGGCCAGCGAAGGCGCCAAGCACCGTGACCACGCTGGTGATGACAGGGGCCAACACGGTCAGGCCAACCGCCACCAGCGCCAGGCCACCAACTACCGCCTGAATCGGGGTCGGCAGCGCCGTAAACCCGTCAACCAGCGCCGTTAGCGCAGTGGCCGTGGCATCCAGCGCAGGCAGCAACGCCACTGTGATCCCAGCGGCCAAGCCACCAACCTTCCCGCCAAGCATTGCCAGCTTATCGTTATACTCATCTGCCTTTTTTGCGAATGCCGCTGTCATCTTTACGCTTAACGATTCGATAGCCTTGCCGCCTTCGTTGAGCATTGGAATCATGTCCGCGCCTGACTTGCCAAACAACTGCATTGCCAAAGCTGTTTTCTCTATGCCATCTGGCATAGTCTTAAACTTGTTCGCTATTTCTAGCGTTACCTGATCTGCCGTCTTGAGCTTGCCCGCTGCATCGGTTGCGCTGATTCCAAGCGTTCGCAATGCTTCAGACGCTGGACCCTTACCTGTCTGCGCAGTTTCATACAATCCCTTGGAAAGTTTAACGAGGTTTTTAGCAACATTGTCTAGCTCAATGCCGCTGGTGGCTGCAGCCTTTCTGAACTTGGCCAGTGATTCGACGCTGACGCCGGTCCGCTGGCTCATGTCATTCAGAGCATCGCCTAGCTCAATGGTCCTGCCGGCCATGGCAGCTAGCCCCCCAATGGTGGCGATAGGGGCCAGGGTGCCCAAAGCACCGCTCAGAGGGCCCAGCTTGCTGGTAAGGGATTGCGTGGCACCTTCTACCTGCTTGAAGGTCGAGCCCAGCTTGGCCACCTGCTCGGTGCCCACCACCTTGGCGGCAATCTTCAGGATTGCATCAAAATTCACCGCCATTCAGGCACCCCCCAGCAGCAACAAAAGTTCCCGCTCAATCACTCGCAAGTCTTCGAGCAGTGCCGCCACTGCGCCACGGCCACGGCGAAGGCCCGCCACGGCAATCACCGCCGGGTAGTTGAGCCCGGTCCTGACCAGCATCGGGAGGCCTTCAGGGGTGTAGCGAGTGGCCCAGTTCCATTGCGTCCAGACCTCGCACCACAGTTCGAAAACATCCAGGTTTTCGGGCCATATCAGGCAGATGGGTTCGGCGATCTCGGGGCGATCCTCGCGGGCCTGGGGCACGTAGACAATGCCAAGTCCCTCAGCAGAGCGCCTCTGGCCGGCCTCCTCCTGCTCTCGGGTCTTGACCGGCGCGGCATTCATTTGGCGAAACCATTCCTCTGCGATGGCTTGGAGGTTGGCTTTTTTCCTGTTTCAGGCCCGTTTAGTTCTGTCCATGTGTCGGCAATTGCCTTGGCCATTCCTGGAAATTCGACAACCGTTCTTTTTGAATCTTCATTGAATTCCCATGGGCTGCCATCATAAAGCATATCTTCGCCCCATCCCTCTAGTACACGATTAGCGATATGAACATAGTCAACTGACTGCACGCCCTGAGCAGCGCTAGGAGGCTCCCTGCCATCCTCAATCGCCAGCACCACGGCCCGGTAGTGCCTAATTGCTTCGTTTAGTTCCTGGATTTCTGTTTGCTCCATCCTGGCAAAATATGCCGTAAAAGTTATGGTTTCCCGTGTTCCATCTTCTAGGGTAAGGTTATGCTTTACTTCTCCCTTGAAAGTATCGCCTACTTTGAAAATGTCAAAAGCCATGGGAGAAAATCAGGGGTGAAGGATTGGGCTAGGACTTGAGCTAATCAAGTCTCAACAATAAACGGCTCCTGGTTGGCGTTATCGCCGAACCTGCCTTCCCAGGAGAAGGAAATATAAGGAAGGTCCTTGTTGTCCTCCAGGTCACAGATGATCTGGATCCGGGGGTGATTGAAGGTCATAATGTTGCCGGCAGTGGTGCCGATTGGTAGCGCCATTGCGCACAGGGTTGAGCTTTCGGAAATCCCGAACAGGTCAAGGGTCGCTATGGCTGGGCGGGCGACCTTGGCCGTGCCAGTTATCTTGTAGTCGGTGACAGCAAAATAAGGCAAGCATCCAGCATTGCTAATTAAAGAGTAGATATTTTCTTTGGTATAGGTGTATTCTTCAAAGCACAGCCCTACGGCAGATCCACCGGCAGGGGTCAGGGTGCAGGATCCAGGGGTTGTGGCGGATGAATCGAACACCACCGAATCGACCTGGGGTGGCCAATTTGTTACGGCCGGGTTTGCTTGCGTGAGGGGGGTCCGGTAGAGGGCCACAAAATCGGCCATGCCCATCAGGGGCTGGCCGGCCTTGGCCTCGATCACCAACTTGCTGACCAGTGCTCCGGCCCCCGCATACCTGACCCCATCGACAAAAGTGCCGACCGAATAGGTGGTAGCCGGGAAAGGCCACGCGGGGGATCGGGTGATGCTGGTGCTCGTCACCACCGCGCTATTCAGGCCGGCTGCTAGGGCGATCTTGTTGATACCGCTGGGGGTGCCAGGGGTGCCGCTGCCTGCCCACTCAAATGGCACCGTAAAAGAGGTTTTCTTTTCGGTCATCTGAGACGCCTTGGGGTTGCCGGGCCTGATGCCTAGCATCGTCCGCTCGATCGGCGTGAAATCCTGAACCTTGGGCGTGAACTTGCCGCAGCGAACCGCATCCGCAGCGGCCAGGGTCTCAAGCGTTCCGCTTACCGGCTCGGCCTTGATTGTGAAGATCTGCTCGCGGAATGCCATCGTCGGTCTCGGGGTCAGTGGTGGGCAAGGCTGGGGCGGGCTGCTCAGGGGCTGGGGGCTGAGCAGCTACGGGATCAGCCGCGGGGTCTTCATTCGTGATCGCCGCCGGGTCGCGGCGCCATTCGGCGTCGCCTGGGTCGCGGATGAATTCGCCAGGGATGCCAGGGGCTGGGGGCTGGGGGTCGCTCATCGGCTTACAGTCACGTCATGCTCTGCAGTCTTATAGGTGACAGTGTAAAGCAGCCTCAGCCAACATGCTTGCGAATCAGGTTCCGGGAATTGCTGGCCGTTTGACTGGATGCTCTGGCACAAGCCCCCCAGCGTGCGGGGGGTGGCCATGATCCGCTGATGCACCTCGGCATGGAACGGGCCCAGCAACCGCCAGTTAGGCGGATCGCCCGGCTGCCTGGGCATGTAGATCGTGACCATGATTGGCAGCGTCGTCTGCACCCGGCAGGTGTCTGCGATCTGGTCCCTGGCCATGCCCTCGCCTGGGTCGCCCTGCTCCAGTCGAACCACGACGCCATCTTGTTCAGTCGCCACTCGGCTGGGATCGAGCAGCAGCAGCCCGACCCCAGGCATGTCGCTCCGGTCTTCGGTGGCTGCCGCGCCCTTCAACACCGCCGCCAAGGCGTCCATGATCTGGCCGCTGATGGGGAGGGTCATGGCTCCCCCTGGCGATCTTGTGGCAGCGGCAGCGAGTCCTCAGGCGGCCTGCCCTGGCGACTGTCGAGCTGCGCCAGCAGGGTCCCACCGGTGGTGGCCGCTGCCAGGGCTCCGACGCCGGCGGCCTTCCATGCCTCCAGGCAGCTTCCTGGCTGAGCCTTGCAGGTATGAGCCGCGCCGGCGAAACCGCCAACAGCAGCCAGCCCAAGACAGAGCGCGATGGTAACGGTGATCAGCTGGCGTGCATTCATCCCCTCCCCCTCACCAACGCTGGGGGCACGATAGCGCCGGAGTCTTTTTGGTGGTGACCGCGATCAAGGAATCTATCCCAGATACCCGGCATTGCAAATGTCAAAATAGCCCCTACCGTAGAGATTTGAATTACTCTTGCTTTTAAGTCTTCTACTGTTTTAGATAGTGTTTTGTGAGAATCCGCCAATTCGTTGTGGCTTTTGTTGCGTTCGCCCAAAAGCGTGGTAATTGTGTTTAGGCTGCCTTCAACCCTAGCTATCTGAATAGCCAAAGCCGTGTGAGTAATTTGCTCAGAATCCGGCATTGCTCGGGCTGTTGTTGTGCTGTGATTATAGGCTAAGTTGAGCGTAAGAGGTCCATTGTTGTTTTCGAGGGGGTTGGTGCTCAGCCTAGCGCAAACGCGGGAGGTGGCAGGTCACGTTCGATCAAGCGTCAGGGAACGGGAAGGGCGGCAGGGTTATGGTCGAGCCTGAAAGATAATCTCGGGCCACTGATCGCGTTACTCGCAGTTCGTCGACTTTGCCATTTAATAAATAACTAGCACCACCTACGGAATCACCACCAATAGTAATTGTATTTGAATTTGTAAGGTTATTGGTAAATGGTGCGCTAGACAGCAGGGTAGTGTCTCGGTAAACAGACAGCACTCCCGACCGACGCACCCAGCCAACGTAGGCCAGTTGGTTTGGCGTTAACCCCATGGCGCCCCCTCCACCAGCCCATGCACCAGAATAAGCCTTTCCCGAGGGATCGTTTCCGACAAGAAATATTATACCCTGTCCAAATGAGTGGTTGCCTATTTCAAGCAGGGCCGAATATTGATTGAAGCCCGTCAGCCTGACGAGCGCTTCAACGGTAAAATCACCGGTGCCAAAGGCAAAATCTGAGCTAGACGGTACAGTCAGCCTACTGCCGCTTGTATTTGGAAAAAGTATTGAGCTGCCGTCGTTGTAACCTCCCGTTGCACTAATGCTCGGGGGGGTTGATCCCAGGG